CGAGAAGATGCGACGCTGTGTTGGTCTTAACTACTTTCGTGCGGCTCCGAAGAGCCGTCGTCAGTATTTCGTGCCGCTGCAGTGCCCGGTTGTACCTAGTAGGTGCGTCCGGGACATCACAGCTGTACGATTCAAAGCCCAACAACCCGCCTGACAGGGGTACGGCGATAGGCTTGAAAGAGCCGAATCGCGCTAGCGACCCTACGTACCGGGCGGCGCGCCAGAAACCCGCTTTATGCAGGTTATTTGACGCGTCGATGACCGAGACGTAATCAGACGGGCAGTCACACCATAATCGCTTGGGCTTCACGGGGGTTACATCAAACCCTCGGAAGGCGTCCTTACCGCAGGATTCTCTAAAGTGACCGTTGGAGAATGATTTTCCAACGTTCACCTTGAGTCCTAGGCGAGTCAGCAAAGCGACTACGGCGTCGTACCGATCATTGGGGACGATGATATCGTCACCAAAGACGCGGACCTTCCCAACCAGGGCGTCAATCGAACGGGCGCTGTTCGCACCGCAAGCGGTGAGAGCAACGGCCGTGAAAAAGATACACTGAATGGGAAATGTGAGGGCAGAGCCCATAGCTGCGAACTTCTTCAACCGAAGATATTCGCGGTCGGGAGAGATGGTATTAACTAGCCATCTTGTACGTACTGCGTGGCAGAGCTCCAACAAAGAGCGATTAGCTCCGAGAAGGCGTTCCACATGGTAGCACGTCAACCGATCGGAGGCGCTAGACAAATCCAGCGTCGCCAAGCTGCGGTCTACCGATGCTCGTTCGACCATTTTCTGAGATGGGACCTGATTGTCGATGGATATGAATTTCCCTAGTCGGGAAGTCCGCATCCGCTCTACAATCTCGTTCTTTACCCACTGCTGCGCCCACTGATGGGCAATAGGCTCTGAAGCGATAAGCCTCGGTGCCTTAGCAGTCTTCGGAACGGCGATTAGCCGAGACGGAGGTTCGGATAAAGAGGGTCTCCTTCCGTCAATAAGGATGGAATGGGATCCACACCAATCAAACGGGAAGAATCGTTCGAGTTTTTCGGGCCAGTGGGGAAAGTCGAACTTGTAAGTCCGGCTCGTCCCGTCAGCAACTGCTCCAGGTCCGTGACCAAATCTGTCGAGTCGAGGCTCGTTGAACAAGCCAAGCTCGGCAGAAA